ACCCGCTGAGAGTGTGATGGTGGTGTCTGTGATGGAATCTATGACCCCTACGTCGAACGATGACCCGTCCGGGTCGAGTACCGCGACCCGCATCCCTGTGTGGAATCGGCGGTGGGTCGTGTCGAGGGACATGACCGTGCCGGCAGACGCAAGTTCGGCGTCGAGCGTGCCGAAGTCGCTGAACAGGGGGCAAAGCCAACTGGCCATCGCCGCGCGGTGCAGGAACATGAGGTAGTTTTGAATCTCGGCCTGAGTCGAGGCGATGAACCTGAGATCGAGACCGTGGCGAGGACGCCCCTGAAGGGACCGTCGCTGCTCAGCCATCGAGAGGGCGTTCTGGACCTCCGAGAGATAACTGCGACGGACCTTAACACCGCGGCCCCAATCCAAGTTGAACAGGTACGCCATCGCCCACACCTGGTTCGCCGTAGGAACCGATGTAACGGCCACGAGGGATGTGGGGGTGATGTCGGGCATTTATCGCTTCAGGATCGCGTTGATTTTACTGGACCGGCTTTCGAGGAACGAGAGCATGGCGTTTTCGCCACCCTTTAGCAAGGTCTCCATCGCCGTTTCGTCGCCGACCACGAAGGCAACAGACACAGAGCCACGTCCCTCGCCCGTGCTTGACGCAGGAGATGCACCAGACACCGAACCACCCTCGGCGAAGCCGAGGCGGTGGCGTCGTCGCATGGGGGCTCTGCGTGTCCCCGCGAGGGAGCGTAGCTCGAAGGGGTCAATCAGGCCGCGGTTGATAGCGTCCATGACCGTAGAACCATACTTGGCGACAGCGTTGGCGCGGATCACCCACTCGTTCGGGGAGGCCCATATCGGAACCGTGTCGGACGGGTGCAAACCTCGGGGGCGGGCGGACGACGGAACGGGGGTGTTGGGGATGCCGTTGGGGGCACCGCCCGCCGCGAACCCGCGAGCTTTCTTGAAAGCGTCGCCGACGTTGCCGCCCGTGTGAGCCCCAACGAACCCTCCGGCGCCAACCAGTAGTGAGGCGGCGACAAGCAGGGTGCTTGCGAATGTCTGGAGCCCCGGCGTGGCGGCAATAAGTGTGTTGGCTGCGATCTGCATGGGCACGGCGGCAGCAGCAAAGCCGGGTATTACACTCAGGATTTGAACGATCACATTTTGTATGACGGACTGCACGATGGATTCGCCAATGCCTCGCAGCAGGTCGGACAGGCGTTCTCTAATGCTTTTGTCGTTGGACGGGTCAAAGGCGGCAGAGATTGTGGACGAAATAAAACTAGCGATGCTGCCTATGGCATCCTGTGTTATCTGTGCGGTCTGCTCGAAAATAGTTGGCAGTTCTTCGTTGGCACGACGAATGCCCTCCAATACGCCATTCCCTAAGTTGGCGACAGACGGGAGTGCCCGTTCTGCGGTCCTCTGCAATTCCTCAAGGTTGAATCGTTCCTTGTCCCGTTCCTGGTTATTCTCTTTGAGGGTTTGTGTAAGCTGATTTTCGAGGGTCGAAACAGATTCGATCAGGGCGAGTTGTTCGGGCCTGTTTTGCGCCCTGTCTCGCTCAGCTTCCGCGTCCCCGATTTGGTCCAACAGGTCTAGTTCCTCGCGGAGTCTCCGTTGTTCCTCTATACCGAATGTAGATAGGGCCTCGTTGACCGTTTCGCCTGGGGATACCCCTTGCTGGAACTCTTTGAGGTTGTCTCGCGTCTTTGCCGAAAGTTGCTCCACGTCACCGAACTTTGTCTTGAACTCGTCAATGCGGGCAACCGCCGCGGCCAAGGCCACGTTACCAAACTCGTTTTGTTTAGTGACGGCACGGGTACGGGCCTCGGCCTCCAGCAGCCGTTCGTTGATGTCGCTCTGGAAGATATCTTCGCGAGACCTCGCTATATTTCGGAGAGCTGCTACCTCTGCGAGTTTGCTTTCGAGGTCGAGCCTCTGCTGGGCTATGAATACAAGTTGATCCTCCGTAGAGACCTGCTGACCTTCCAGGGTTATGATCTCTTTAGTAATACCTACGATGTCCTCAAGGCTCTTACGGGCGGATGCACGTGTAGCTTGTTCAATTTCCCGACCGGCGTTTTTCCCGGGTTCTTCCAGACCAACGGCTTTCAAACCTTCGATAACCGCGTCCGTCACATTGGCAGAGAGTTTAGTGCCTATATCTTGAGTGGCATCTTCGGCCAGTGTGCGAATCCTCTCCGCGATCTGGTCTATGTTACGGTTGAGGGTCGCTTCTTCCCGTTGCAGTGTCGACAACCTATCGAGTTCTGTATCGCTCAGTGATTCGCGACGCGACACCAGCGGGTTTAGTTGCTGTCTTACGGCGGCGAGTTTACTCTGCTGACGGATCAATTCCTGCCCGAGTTTTACAGATTCCTCAATAGCGTTTTTCTGAAGGATAAACTCGTTAACCACTTCCCTTTGTTTGGCCTGCAACTGGCTCTGTATTTGAGCCTGCCGTTCCAGCAAAGCGTCCCTCTGTTGATCTATCTTCAGAGCGTCCTTGCGGAGAGCTATGGATTTCTTGATTATCTCTTCTCGCTGACCGCCAACGGCGCCCTCCAGCCCGAGGGTTGCTGTGGTTTGCCGTAGGGAGTCTTGAGATTCTTCTAGGTCGTCCGCGATCTGTTTCAAGACCTCAGCCTGAACCCTAAGCTGTTGGTTGGACTGACGAACAATACCAGGTATTTTGCCGAGGTCTTCCGCGATGCGTCCCGATGCGGTAGCCGCGTTGGTCAATTCACCACTCAGTGGGTTGCCAGCGAACAGGCTGAACAGAACCCCCGCGACAGCGGCCAATGCGAAGAATCGACCCAGCCACAGGAATGTCTTGGCTTGGATTGATGTGATGGTAGCTTCTTGGACCTTCATCAACACCAGAACTCTTCCGAGTAGTGTGATAATGGGGCTGAGGACGCCTCGAAACAGCCCCCAAATCGTAAGTACCGAGAAGCTGAGGGCCACGATACGGACTAGCTGTGTGACAATGCCGCTGAATACATCGGACTGGTCGAATACAAAACTTAAAGTATCAAACACAAAGCTGAGATCAGAGACGGCTTTCGAGATACCCGCCACAACTGGACGAAGGGTGGCGGCAAGGCCTTTTATGATATTGCCTATTGCCTGAGCCCCGTTGACCGCATCCTCTAAGGTGAGTTGCTCAGAGAGGGCGCGGCCTTGAGCCACCGCGAACACAAGAGCGTCGCCTATTTCCTTAAAGATCGCCACCACAGCGGGATTGGGCGTGATCAACCCTGTGGCATCCTCTGTGATCAGCAACGAACGGATGTCGCGAAGTTGGGTCTTTATGGACTCAAAGAAATCGACCCCGCCCTCGCCCAGCAGCAACAGGAACGCGTCCTTTACGTTTGTAACCAGTGATTCAAAGGTATCGAATACGACCTCTCCAGCCAAACCGAACGCCTGGAAGCGATCTTGGAGGAACCCGAACAGGTTGCCTAGTTCTTTGGCATTTTTGATATCGTCGTTGGTGATACCGAGGGCTGTGGCGATGCGTGTCTGTCTCGCTGAGATTGTACCCCCGAATATGGAACGAACCTCTTCCGCCAATTGATCCTGCGACACGCCGATAGCGGCGGCGGCTTGGGAGATAGATACGGTGAAGGCTCTGATTTGATCTATGTCCAACCCGGCCTGTAACCCGGGGGCGATGGCTGTCTGGAAAGTCTCGGCAAGTTGATCAAACGTGGCCACTGTTTTGATGGCGTCCCGACGCAATAGGTCGGTCTGGCGTCGAGCCTCCTGCTGTGCGATGGCGAGGGATTCGGCGCCCTCTGCCGCCGTACCTGTTGCGTCGGACACGGCGCCTACAGCAATCAAAAGGGCGGCGACCCCGATGCGGACCTGCTCGATTCGCGAGTTGAAGGTCGCCATCGTTTTTACGAGATCAACGAACTGTTGTATCAGCACACGTGCGAGGGTGAACGCAGCAAGGATGCCGAACAGTCGTCGGAAGGTGAAGCTGACCCGGTTGGCTTGATTATTCACGCGACTGAGCACATCACCGAATCCGAGGAACTCTTTAACACGTTGGGCGAGTCCCTTGTCGGGGACAGATGGCGACGGTGCCTGGTCGGGGCCTAGCTGTTTGCCTAGATCGAACCCGAACTGTTCGAGGCGGGCCTGGTTGAACCCGAGTTGCTTCAATGCCGCGGCGTTCCCCGCGAGTCCCCGCGAACGAGCGAACGCGGCCAGCTTCTCGAACTTGACCTGATCGCTCTTGAACTTGGCGATAGCACGTTCGGCGGCTACCTGTGCCTCGGCCTGCCGCAACGTCCTGTTATTGAGTGCGGCCCGTTCCCGCTCGATGCGGGTCAGCCTCGCCGCGGCGTCCGCCACGATCTGCATCTTCTTGGCTTGCTGGTCCGTCGCTACGGCGAGCTTGTTGGCCGCGGCCACATGTGCCCGAAACACAGCGGTTCTACGGGAAGCCGCGGCGGTGTCCCGCTGCTGGGCTCGTTGCGAAGCGGCGGCGAGGGACGCCTTCTCTCGCTCAAGTTGAAGTTCCTGACGAAGAACGGCGAGGTCTTTATTCGATCGGATGGTACGCAGGCGTCTCGCCTGAGACGCAAGTTGGTTCCTAATAGTCAGGAGTTCTTTAGCAGCCCGAGCCGCTCTTGATGTCTCGGTGGCGTCGTCCTTTGAGGATTTCGCAGAACGGGCCTGGCTTGCGGCGATGGCTGCGGCGCCTGCTTGTACGTCTTTGCCAATGGATTTGAATGCCGCGGCTTGACGTTTCAAGGCGGCGATTTCTTGGCGTACACCCGCAACACCCCTCTTGAAATCTTCAAGGGGCTTGCGGAAGTCCTGACGGACCTTGATGGTGTAGTCTAATCCTCCGCGTTCGGTCATAGCCGTGATCTCCTACACACCGTCACCGAACTTTGCCAGGAACGCCTTCATACCGCCAGTGGTGTCTCGATCGAGGTCCAGAGCGGGCTTCCACTGGTTCACCCACTTTTTCAAATCCTTACCACTCGCTTGAGCAGCTACGAAGCTCGTGTACGCCTTCTCGATCTTCTCCTGCGCCCTGACTCTCACGAGGGACTTGTGCAAGGCCGAGAACGCGGGGATCGGCAACGAGATCACGTACCCCAGCGGGAAGCCCTGCATCGTGACCCACACGATAGAGTCTTGAAACTCTACCCACGGGTCTAGGCCGTTGTCTCGGGGTTGCTTGCCGCCTCCCCCTCGTTTTGTGACCCCATCGCGTTCGCGACCCGCCGCTCGGCTGTTTCCTTCAGCTTCGCCATCGAGTCGCCCACGAGTGAAGCTAAAGGGCCGAACGTATCCTTGTTCGCCATCGCTACACCCATGAGCAGCAGGCCATACAGGGACAGGGGCAGTTCCTTCACGAAGGTCTTGGCGGGCGGGCAGAGCTTGCGGTCGTTCTGCCATTCCTCGATGCCGCGGTAGATCGAGTCCAGAATCAGTGACCCGACCATCTCGCTGTTCTTCTCGCTGGTGAACGCCTCGATCAGTTCGTCAATAGCGGCCATCCGCTGGTTGAGACGTGTTTCAGCCATCGCGGGGGTCAGGGCCTCCACGATGATCTCCGTGAGCGTGCCGCCGTTCTCGTCGGGGAGGCTTCGCTGCACGCTGCCTGTGTCGGACCCGTTGCTCTGGAACAGGGTTGTGACAGCCTTGGCGAGCGGCTTGAAGGTGTCCTTGAGCTTGAACGCCGCCTCGACGCTCACGGGCCAGAATTGCATGATCTTGTCGCCGACCTTGTGGTCAATCGGGGACATGCTCAGGAACGGAATCACTTTGCTTTCATACATTGGATCATCTCCGTCAGGGATGAGGGTTATCGAAAAAGGCCTGCCCGCTCACTTAACGGGCAGGCCCTTTACAGATCAGGGTTATGTGACGTTCTCATTACGCCGAGGCGAGCGAGCGGATGCGGAACGTCGGGCTGGTCGAGTCGGCGAGGACGCTGGACTCGGCGGAACCCGTGAAGGGCATCTCGCCCCAATCGTCGCCGATGAGGGCCAGTTCGCCGTCGGCCTTGACCGTCACCTTGTGGAACTGGAACTCTCGCTTGAAGCCGTCCACCGCGTTCTCGCTGATGAACTTGATGGCGCCGGTGATCGCGGTCTGCGTCTGGACGCGAACCTCGTTGATGTCCACAGCACCGGCCTTTGCCGCCAGCGTGATGTCGAGACCCTCGACGTTGGTGATGGCAGTTTGGACAGCCGACGAGTTCAGCAGGAAGATGCGACCGAACTCCAGGTCTTCCTCGTAGTCCGTGCCCAAGGCCAGCGTGACCGGCGTGGCGTTGGTGGTCTTGACGGTCAGATCGCCCGTGTCGAGGTCGTAGGCACGTACACCGGACGAGTTCACGACGTCGTAATACCGCAGGGCGGTAATGTCGCCGTCAGCGACCATCTGGTACTCGGAGAAGCCGGCGACGGCGGCGTTGGTCGGGGTAGACTTGCCACCCGAGAACAGGTCGGCGAGGTTCTCGTCGTTCCACTCGTCCAGCGTCCAGTTCATCGTCACCTTGCGAGAGACGGTCACTTCCTTGTCGAGCGTCTTGAGACCCTCCTGCGAAGAGAAGTGCTCCAGCGTCTCGATGTCGGTGGTGATGGTGAACGCGGGCGCGTTGCCGAGGAACCGCCAACTGATGGGCTTCTCGGTCGTCGCGTCGATAGCGGCGAAGTAGAGCTTGCCGCGACCGAGGTTGTAATCTTCCGGGTTCGTTTTTCCTGTGGTGCTGGGTCCAGACATTGCGAGTCTCCTTATTGTCGCCCTTGCCAGGCGGTAAACTCGATTTTGGCTTCCGTTCCTCTGCCCGGCGTTTGCGTTACCGGGTGGTCTACTTCTACGTTTTCGATGTCCAGTCTGACAGGGGGCAGGTCGCCGTCCTTATCAAGACGGGGCGGGTTCTCTCTGAGGTAATCTTCAAAGTCTTCGAGGATGACTTCCACGTTGAATTTCAAGATCAGGATAAACCGCCAGTTCGTTTTTTTCCGCCTGACCCCAATCATGTACTTGGGGTCTTGTTCGTATACGCTCGCGATCTCGTTCGCGAACGCCGTCTCCGGGTTCACCGTGTCGGTATCGCTCGCCGAGGCCGCTCCCGCATCATCGTATGCCGCCGTCACAAAGTCAAAGGCTTTCGCCACCGACATCAATTCGTTCTGAATCCTGGTTCGTTGCTTCGTCATCAGAGCCGCACTCGCGTAGCGATGGACGCCCCGGGCCGATCAGGAACCTCGTCGGGACCGATAGTACTCACGTTCAGGATCGAACCCTCTGGCGACTCGCCGCGGAGACCGTCGATCAGGTCCGCGATCTCGCTTTCGAGTCGCGTCAGTTCGTCAGCGAGATCATCCCTATCCGCGTCCCGCGTCAAACCCTCTTCGTTCCACGTTCGCAGGTCTTTGGCGCCCTCGTCGTAGAACAACACAGGCATGTCGCGGAGCAGGATCGACTTGACGATCAGTAGCTCGGCTTTCGCCGCCTTGAGCCGCATGACATCGTTGGCGGACGTGGGGTTGTCCGTCAGGGCGAACGCGAGGGTGGCGTTAACTCGACTCACGCCAAGGGCATCGTACAGGCGGATGCGAGCCAGCTGGATCGCGTTGTCGATAAGGGCCTGCCCGTTGTTCGACGCAGTACCGCTCAGTCGCAGTTGCGACTTGATCGAGGCTACATCGGTGTTGAACAGGGCGGTAACGGCCATCTCGTTTAACTCCGGGGATCATCCTTGATCCGTTAGGCGATCCTTCAGTCCTGTGCCGGGGCGTAGTCTTTCGACAGCACCGCGACGGCCTCTTCTTTGGTCGTGAACGGTTCGAGGATGCCGAGTTCCTGCGACAGCAGGTTCAGGCTGTCAAGGTCGCGTTCGTGGAGTTCCTCGGGGTTGTACGTGTACGGGCTCGGCGGGGCGACACGCGGACCGCTGACGGGGGCCTGCATGACCCGCTCATCCTCACGGAGACCCGCTTTGGTGGTCAGAGCCTCACGGTGGTCGATGGCTTCTTCCTCGCCCCTGCCCTTGCCCTTCAGGGCTTGGGGAACCTCGACGCCGGGTACACGATCGGTGAGTTGTTCAGGCGTGATGATCTGAGCTTCGTCCGCACCCATGTACCGCTTGAGGAAGCCGCTTTGAACGTGGTTCTCGACCTGCTTCGCTGTCAACCCGTGCTGCCACACCACGCGACGCTCAACGGGGTGAAAGATCGGTTGATTGGCTTGCACGATAGAGCCGGCCACGATACGCGCGGAGCCGTCCGGTGCCATAATCATGCACCCGCGAGCAACGATAAACTTCTGAGCCTCAGCCATGATAGTCGTCCCTTTCCGTCAGGAGGGTTCTTGTGATTTCCGAAAAACGTGTCGCGGCGGTCAAGCCACGACACGAGAGGTTCTTGTGAGCGTAGCGGTTTAGCCGCTGACGACCTTCATCGAGACCGTCGCACCCGGACGACGGGGGACCGTCAGCGGGCGGGAGTGGACGAGGGCCATCATCGCGGACGGGTCTTCCCGTTCCCACGACTTGCTGAAACGCTGAGCCTGGAATCGACGGCCCTGCATCGCCTTGAAGTCGGCGATGGCGCCGAAGTATTCCACGAACTCCGCGGCGGGCGTCGCGGCGACGAACTCGGCATACTTGGAGCGGATCATGCTGGTGGCCGTACCGTTGAGGCTGGCCGAGCGACCGTACTCCCAGCAGCGGATGCCGTCGAACGAGCCAAGGAAGATCGCCCCGTCCTCGCGGAACTGCTCCACGAAGGTCACGAGGCCGCTCTGGACCGAACGCAGGTCGAGGGTCTTGACGTGACCGCCCGCGACCAGGTTGCGGAACGAGGTCGCGGCCTCGGTGCCCATCACGCAGTCCGTGACCTGCAAGCCGACCTCATCGGAGATCAGGGTCTTGGCCGTGTGGAAGTCGTTGCTGATCTTCACGTCGGCGGGGGTGGCGTCATCCCAAAACGTCGTGAGGGTGACGTTGTTGGTCGAGGGTTTGGGGAAGGTGATCTCGAAGACCTCTTCATCTTCCACGAGGTAGGTGATCGTACCACGGATCGACAGGGCGGCGAGCCACTCCTGAGCGTTCGTGATGAGGTCCGCCATCACCTGCATGTCGCGGGCGATGTGCTCCTGCACGGCGGACATCTGCTCGGCGGCGTTGGTGTAGATGATGGTGCCGGGCTGCCGACCGAACAGCAGTTCGCTCGGCGTGAACGGCTTCTTGATGCGGATGTTCGGGGCCTCGACCGTCCGGTTCGTGGACGTGTGGCCTTCGACCATCAGACCCTCGCCGTTCTTGCGAACGAACGGGGCGATCTCGCGGCCCTTGTGCAGCGTCGAGAACTCGATGTCCTCGGTCGCCAGCGTGCGGGGGTTTCGCCCGTACAGCAGGCGGTGAAGGAACTGGTTCGGCGACTTGATCTCGTTGACGGTGCCCGTGAGGGACTTCCACTTGAGTTCGGTGATGGCGGCCATCTGCGTATCTCCTGTTGAATGCCTTCCTTGACAGTGACATCAAGCGGCGGCGTTGGTGGTTTAGTGGACCTGGGACAGACCCTTGATGTTGAGACCCTTCTGACGCGGGCCGCTACGCAGAGCCGCCTTGAGGCTTTCCGTAGCCTCGCCGGAGGGCAGAACGATGTCGCCGTAGTGAACGTCCCCGGCCAGCATCACGTTGCCGAGAACCTCTTCGTCGCTGTCGAGGACGATCGAGTCTGGCCACACGAAGCCGTCGATGGCCTTGCTGCCGTAGTCGTCCGCACCCGCGACGAGCGTACTGGCGACGTGGGCGTTGCCGATCAGTGAACCGAACGCCATCGTGACGGTCGGGTTCGTGTAAGTCAGGTTGCCGGTGAACAGGATGATGAGCTTGCCGCTGTTCGTGCCCAGGCCGGCCGCGAGCGTGTCGAACACGATCACATCACCGGGGGAGATGCCACCGAGGGCTTCGAGGGCGGCGAGGGCCGCGGCGGGCGTTGTGTCGTGGTCGAGAGCCGCCGTGGTCTCGTTGTTGACCGTGATGGTGAACGTACCATCGGTCGCCGTGGTCGAAGCGGCTGTAGCCACGGCAATCTCACCGACAGCGGTGGAGATCGTGGACAGCGTGTGATCGTTGCCGGTCAGCGAGAGGGTCACGGACACGTCGGGTGTGCGGTTCACGAAGACGATCGTGGTATAGCCGTTGTTGCTCGCCAGTCCGCCATCGGTGTCGAAGCAATAGACCTCACCGGACGCAATGCTGGTGAGGGCTTCGAGGGCGGTCTGGATGGTCGCAGCGGCGTCATCGTGGTTCAACGCGCCGGTCGTTTCGTCATCGACGGTGATGGTGAACGTACCGTCCGTCGCCGTGGTCGAAGCCGCGGTGAGTCGGTACACGGATGTCGCCACGATGTCGCCCCACACCTGATACGTATTCGTGTTGGTGTTAAAGGACACCGGTGTTACAGGGGCCAACGTGCCCGAGCCAGCCGCGAACTTCACGGGCCGAATCGAGGACGGGAACACCCTCTTGGACGAGCCGATGCCGTCGGCGGACGCGAACAGTTCACGGGGGTTGAGGGCGAACAGCCCGGAGAGGGCGATCGCGGCGACGATGAAAGTGAGAGCGGTGAGCATGGCGGTATCTCCTGTTGGAGTGGTTGTCAGGTGGTTGCAAACGGATCAGGGCTGCTGCGGGGTTTAGTAGCCCCGGCTCTTGTTGATGAACGTGCCCATCTTCTTGCCGATGTCGAACGAGCCGTCCTCGTCGCCATCGCCGAGGTGGTTGTTGCCTTCGTTGCCGGGCTGGTTGGACTTCTTGAGCGTCGAGGCGAGCTTGGCTTCGACGCGGGCCTTTTCGATCTTCAGGGCCTTGACCTCATCGGAGTCACCGGACTCGATACCAGCGGCCTTCTCGATCTCGGAGGCGTCGGCGGGCTTGCCCTTCAGTTCCTTCTCGATCTCGGCGAGATCGGTTTCGGCCTTCAGAACGGACTCGTCGTTCGACCAGTCGATGTCCTTCAGGACGTTGAAGCGACGGACCGCGAGGCGGTGCTTGCGGAGGTTCTCGACGGTGGGCTCGCCCTTGAACACGGGGGCCTTGTCGTCCGTCGCGTCGCCACCCTTGTCGGCGGGCTTCGGGGCGGGATCGGCACCCTTGCCGGTCACGGTCTCGATCTTCTTGTCCATCTCGGAGAGCAGGGTCTTGTTGTTCTCTTCGAGCATTTTCTTGAGTTCTTCGTTCGTCATCTTCAGGTCTCCTGAGTCGGTGGTTTGCTTGAGATGGTCCGCGAGGGCTTTGATGAAACCGGCAGGATCGAGGTCGGATTTCTCGGCTTCCACAACCGCCGTTCCGCTCATCGACACGCCGTTCCATTCGCCCTTGCGGTACTTGTCTTTGAGTTCTTCTTTTGTGATCTTGATCACCACGCCCCAGCCGCCCGTCACGTCGATGGGCTTGCCGTTGTAATCCTTCATGTCGGCGAACCGTTCGTCGCCCTTCTGGATTTCAAACGACTCTGCAACGAAGGCTTCGGCCTTGGCGACCGCCTTGCCGTCATGGGTGATGTCGATGCCCTCGCCGCTCTTGGCGAAATCGTGCATCATGTCGCGGATCACGCTCGCGTCGGCGATGTCGCCCTGGCTGTCGCGAATCTCGGGGGCGTAGACCACGGCGAGAAGTTCGCCGCGTTCCGCGAAGGACAAGGGGGCCTTAGTGAGCATTTGGAGATCGAAGGAATCATCGGACTTGAAGATCACGGGAATCTGGTTCGCCCCGCGAGGGACGAGCGAGATGAACTTGATCTTCGCCTGTTTGATTCTTCGCCGCATGGACCATCCTTGGCAGATCGGTATTCCCTTTACACCGTCAGCACTATATACTGCCCATATACCGAACGCAAGCATAAAACAGAACATGCTAAATCTATCACGAGGGATTGACATGCCAGAACTTATATCGCCGCCTAAATCCGTCGTGGAGCAAGTGGATCGAGTGCTCGAAATCCATCGACTTTCCAGGCCTTTGTACGGGGATGGGTTGATGGTTAATGAGTCCCTCGTGACGATCATGAAGGCCGCGGATCGTGTCGCGAAACCGTCGGTCAAAGCCAGCAGTCAGGGCGTGTACATCGGCGAGGTTCCGCACCCGTTCGACCGGCAGACCGTCACGTCTTTCCAGACGATCAACGAGCACCACGCGGCGTGCATCAAGGCCAAGACCGCCTGCACGGTGGGGTTGGGATGGGCGGACAGCCGCAAGACAACTAAGAACCCCGATGGAACCGAAAAGGTCGAAGAACAAGAGAGCAAGGTAGACAAGGTTCTTAACCCACTCACCAGCATCACGGCACAGGACGTGATGAACGACGTGGGAGAAGATTACTTCCAAGTTGGGGAGGGGTACATCGAGGCGGTGCGTCGGGGGGACGGTGAGCAGATCACGGGCATCCACCACCTGCCCGCCGCGAACACCCACGTCTATATCGAAGACAAGTCCTACAACCGCCACTACGTCGTCCGAGGCTCGGACGATGACGGCGGCGAGCGGGCCTTCGCTGTGTTCGGCGACAAGGAAGGGTTCATAGAACGGTGGAAGGCGGGCGGGCACGGTTTCACGACCGTCAACGCCGACGACGTGAGCGAGGCGATCCAGATTCGCCAGTCGTCGTCGCTGTCGCGGTGGTATGGGTATCCCGAGTGGACCGCCGCCGTGGTCGCGATCGAACTGGTGGCGTGCTTCCGACAGCACCGCTACGACTTCTTCCTGAACCGAGGCGTGCCGGAGTTCATGCTGTTCATCACGGGCCAGAAGCTCACGAAAGAGGATTGGGAGAAGGTCGAGAACGCGATGAAAGCCAACATCGGCCTCGGCAACTCCCACAAGTCCCTCGCCCTGAACCTCGGTAACGAGAACATCACCGTGCAGCTTGAGAAGCTGGCGATGGATTCCAAGACCGAGGAACAAAGCAAGGAACTCGACGGGCTGGCTCTGTCCGTCGTCACAGCCCACGGTGTACCGCCGCTTCTCGCGGGTATTCAGATTCCCGGCAAGCTCGGCGCCACAAACGAACTGCCGAACGCTCTGATGGCGTTCCAGTTGCTCAAGGTCGGCCCGGCACAGCGGACGTTCCAGCAGACCCTCGGCGCGACGCTCGGTAACCCGACGATCAACGGCGGGCTCGGGCTGACTCAGAAGAACTTCAAGCAGCGGACCATCCTCGAAGAGATGAACCTGGACATGATGACCACGGTAGGTGGGATGCGGACGCCCGTGACTCAGGCTCAGGCTCAGGGCCGTGACGTGAGCGAGGGGCTCAAGGACTGATTGTAACGTGACAACGCATAACACTACAAGGAGACTACCTATGTTTCGATGCAAGTACAGAGTGGATTCGGTGACGGTTGAGAACGACGGCGAAGCTCGTGATGTCCGCATGTCGGCGTGCGTGGACAAGGACGGCGACAACGTGGATTGGTCAAGGTGGACGCCCTCGGGATCGTTTCAGATGTGGGTCACGAATACCGATGCGTTCCCGAAGATCGACGCCCTCAAGTACGGCGACCTGTTCTACATCGACCTCTCGCCCGTTGAGGACTGATGGCCGTATCTCACGACGCCTTCCTGAAGCGGCTGACCTCGGAGATGCTGAAGCTCGCCGAGGACACGGTACGCCCACACATCCCCGTCCGCCTCGGCCATCTCAGGCGTTCGATCAAGCGGCAGATACTCGGGCTCGGCGTCGGTCGCCTGCACACGGATGAGGAATGGGCGAGGCTGGTTCACGACGGACGTGGAGCGATCGACCAACGAGGCAAGAAACGTCCGTTGATCTGGTACAAGAACCCCCGGAAAGACCCCCGCCTGTTCCAGGGCAAGTCACCGACGAAGGGCCGACCGCGGCGTCTGACCAAAGACGAGTTCAAAAAGGCCCGTAAAAAGAATCTGCTCATCATCGCTCAGAAGGTCAAGAAACAAGACCCCCAACCGTTCTTCAGCAACGAGCCGGGGGGTGGTATGTTCGGATACCCTCAGAAGGCGGGGGCACTCGCGGCCAAGCGGTTTGGCGAGCACGTCGTGCGGTTCATGGGCAAGGACTTGAACGTCAAAGAGACCTTAGAGTTTTAATTTCTGTGCAATAGCTTCACGCTTTTTCATCTCGTCGGAAAGATTCAAGGCGTCGGCTATCATTGCCGCTTCCTCTAATGTCCCCACCTCACACACCATGTTCGGCTTGTTGTCGTAGAGTCGAACATCATCAGTATCCACGACAGAGTAGGCGTAACAACAGCCATGATTAACATCTTCG